CCTACGTAGATCGCACCGGGGCGGATGCTGGTGACGTCTCGCAATGGATGACCGACGAGACATGGATGAAGTCCGACGCCGCGCTTGACAACGGCTTCATCGATTCAGTGACTGAAGAATTGCAGATGGCAGCACATTTCGATCTATCGCGCTTCAAGCGCGCACCGAAGGCGCGAGTCAGTGAATCGCCGATCGCAACACCGTTCCGCATGAAGATCGCCGCGATGGCGAAGAGAGTTTCGGGGTAGGCCCAGGCGAGCCCCAAGCAGCAAGAAGGCACCGAAAGGTGCCTTTTTCATTTCAGCCGCCCCGAAAGGCGGTTTTTTCATTTCTGGAGACTATCCATGACCATCGAAGAGCTGAAACAGCGGCTCGCCGACCTGCAGGAATCCGCGCAAGCGATCCAAGCCAAGGCGGACGCCGAAAAGCGTGACCTGACGGAAGATGAAGCGAAGCAGCTGGAGCAGATCTTCGCTGACTTCGACAATACCGAGGCGGACATCAAGCGTCGTGAGCGCATCGCGGCGAACGATGCGAAGCTCAAGGCGCCAGCAGGACGTCGGACTGCGCCGGCGCAAGTGCAGAACTCGGGACGCGAAGAGGATGACGAGCCGGCAGCCGGTCGGCGTGTCTTCGTGCCACCGAGCAATCAGCACGAACGAAACCGCTGGGGCTGGAAGAGCTTCGGCGACTTCGCCAGCGCGGTTCATTCGGCCTGCACGAACCGCGGCACGGATTCACGTCTGCAGAACGCGGCGACGACCTACGGTTCCGAGGGCGTCGGCGCCGACGGTGGCTTCGTGGTGCCTCCCGAGTTCCGCGCGGGCATCATGCAGAAGGTGACGGCCGAGGATTCGCTCCTCTCCCGTTGCGATCCGCTGGAAACGAGCGGCTACGCGATCACCGTGCCGAAGGATGAAACCGCGCCCTGGGGCACGGCCGGCATCCAGGCGTACTGGGACGGTGAGGCCGCAACCCTCACGCAGAAGAAGCCCGCGCTCGAGAACGTCACGATCCGCACGAACAAGCTCACCTGCTTGGTCCCTGTGACGGATGAACTCCTTGAGGACGGCCCGGCGCTGGGCAGCTACATCCAGACGCGGGCGCCGAACGTCATCGACTTCAAGGTGACGGATGCGATCATCAACGGTTCCGGGGCGGGCCAACCGCTCGGTATCCTGAACTCGCCCTCGACGGTGTCGCAGGCGGCGGAAGGATCGCAGGCCGCAGGTACTTTGCACGGCCTCAACATCGTCAAGATGTGGGCTCGCATGCCGGCGGCCTGGCGCGCCACAGCGGTATGGCTCATCCATCCGGATATCGAGCCGCTTCTCATGAGCGCCGGTTTGCAAGTGGGCAATCCCGCGCAGTCCACGTTTACCGGCGGCCAGCTGATCTACATGCCGCCGGGCGGCATTAGCGGCAGTCCGTACGGCACGCTTCTCGGCAAGCCCGTGTTGCCGTACCAGTCCTGCAAAGCGCCCGGCACGGTCGGCGACATCATCTTCGCCAGCATGGGTCAATACGCAGCGCTTCAGAAGGCCGGTGGACTCAAGGCGGATTCCTCAATCCATCTGTACTTTGATCAGGACCTCACTGCGTTCCGCTTCCGCTTCCGCTTGGGTGGACAGCCATGGTGGTCGACGGCGATCTCCGCGCTCAACGGCTCGACGACCTACGGTCCGTTCGTGACCCTGGCCGCGCGTTAATCCGACTTTTCTCAACGCCCCTTGAGGCCCGAGCAATCGGGCCTTTTCATTTCTGGAGTAAGCACATATGTCAGTCAATGGTTCCACGGCGGAAACGATCGCCGTGCTGGCGTCGAAAGTCGGCACTGCGAACAGCACCCCGCTTCTCACTTCGTATGTGTCCGCGAAGAATTGCGGGCAAATCTTCCTCGAAGTCGCGCTCGGCGATATGGCGGCCGAGACTGTCGACGTCGCCATCTATCAAGCCACCTCGAGCGGCGGTGGCTCGGCAAAATCGGCGAAGGCCATCACGCAGCTCGCGGCCTCGGCGGGCGCGAACGATAACGCAGTCGTGAAGATCGCTATGCGAGCCGACGAACTAGATGTCGACGGCGGCTTCTCGTTCGTGGCGGGTCGTGTAGTCACGGGTGGCGCCACTGGCGGCACGGTCGGCATCATCCTGCACGGCGATGACCTGCGGTTCGGTCCGGCCTCCAAGGTCGAACCCTCGGGCGCGGTACTTCAGACCGTCCCGTAATCCGTGGGCCTGTTGCTCGTACAGGGTCCGGCGACGGACCCCATCTCGCTCGCGGAAGCGCGCGCGCATTGTCGAATCGACATCGACGATGACGATGGGCTCCTCGCCGGATACATCTTGGCAGCGCGCCAGCATGTCGAGGACTACATCCGGAGGCCTCTGATCACCCAGACGTTCGACCTGACAATTGACTACGGATGGCCGCAGAACGAGTCCTCTGCATTCCGTTGGTGCTCTGGCTCATGGTACGACACGCGCATCATTCTTCCGCGAACTCCCGTTCAATCGATCACATATATCAAGTACGTTGATACGAGCGGTGTCCTGCAAACTTTGAGTTCGAGCCAGTATGTCGGTCCGACGCTACTCGACGTAGGCGACTACGCGATTACACCGGCATATGGCGTCACTTTACCGCAAGCTCGTTACCAGCTCGCCGCAATCACCGTGCGATTTGTAGCCGGATATGGCAGCAATCCGGGTGATGTGCCCGAGCCAATTAGGCAAGCCATACTGCTGATGATCGGACACTGGTACGAGAACCGCGAGGCTGCAAGCGAGAAGAGCATTAGCGCTGTCGAGTTTGGTGTCGAAGCGCTGCTCTATCCATTTCGAACGCGGTTGATCTAATGCGCTCCGGAGACCTTGATCGACGCGTGACGCTTCAGCATCGGGTGCTTACGCGCAATGCACGCGGCGAAGAGGTCGAATCGTTCACTGATTACGTGACAGTTTGGGCCAAGAAAGAAGACGCGGGCGGTCGTGAGTTCTTCTCATCCTAACAGATGAATGCCGAGGTCACGACGCGGTTCTCGATTAGATATCGCGCCGACGTGCTCGTGACTGATCGCATTGTCCTTGATGGAGTCTCCTACGATATTCGACAGAAGGCCGAAATTGGGCGACGGCAGGGACTCAACCTGATGACGACGGCGCCCATTACCTAATCATGGCCGACAAGATCCTGCATGACGTGCTCGTCGCCGACGCAGCAGTCACGGCGCTCGTGGGCTCGCGGGTTTCTCCGCTCATCAAATCGCAGGGCGTAACGCCGCCCGCAGTGACGCTCGAGCGCTCCCAAGTAGACCCACAAAACCATCTGCAAGGATGGGCATCACTCGATTACGTGCAAGTCGAGGTGCGCTCGTGGGCTCAGACCTTCGATCAGGCCCGGCAAGTGGCAGATGCATGCAGGTCGGCGATAGAGAGCGCCGGACATTTATTGGCGAATGAGTTCGATAACTATGACCCGGCCATTGATCCGGGTTTGTACTGCGTGACACAGCAATTCCAAGTCTGGAAGTAATTCCTAGAGGTACTGAAGTATGGCGATCAAATCGCAGAACACTGCAATCGCAGTGTCTACCGCGACCGCTAGCGCGAAGACCATTACCGCGGCCACGGCCGCAAATCCGGTGGTTGTGACATCGTCGGCGCACGGCTTGACTGCTGGCACCATCGTAGTCATCACGGGCGTGGTTGGGATGATCCAATTGAATAATCGATCATTCGTCGTCGCGAATCCTGCCACCAATACCTTTGAACTGAAGGGAATCGACGGCACGTCATATACCACCTACACCTCTGGAGGATCAGCGACGCCGCAGACCATGACGGCAGTCGGAGAAGTGACGAGCGCTGACGGCTTCGATGGTCAAGCTAGCGAAATCGATACAACGAATTTGTTGTCGACCGCGAAGGAATTCTTGCTTGGCCTTCAGGACTTCGGCGGCGTGAATCTCGGGCTCTTCATGAAGAATACGGACACTGGACAGCAGAAGATGCGGTCTCTGAAGACATCGGCATCTACCGGCACATTTTCCATCACGCTATCGAATGGAGAGATTGCAGCCTTCCAGGCACTCGTGAAGCAATTCAGCTTCCAGGGAATTACGCCTGATGGCGCTGTGACTGCTCAATCCGCGCTCCGCGTGACCGGCGAGCCTTCCTGGTTCGCGTAATGCTAACGCGAGATCAGATCCTGTCGGCGATTGCGCGGCAGAGGAATGTCGAACTCGTTGAGGTTGCTCAATGGGGTGGCTCTGTTGGCGTCTCTGTGATGTCAGGTAATGATCGGGACGAGTGGGAGCTCAAGATTCGATCTCTCGGCAAAGACGACGCCGTGAAGCGCAAACGCGCATTGATGCTCGCGCTCTGCTTGGTTGATGAGAATCGCCAAAAGCTCTTCACGCTCGACGATATCGAGGCGCTTGGCCAAGAAGATGCGCCGCTCCTAGACCGCCTGGTGACGGTCGCTGAGCGCGTTAATGTGCTTACCGATGAGGCGATGGAGGACGTCAAGGGAAACTCGTAGCCCGTCCATGGCGGCGGGCAATGATTGAACTCGCCATGCGCTTCGGCAAGACGCCGAGTGAATTTCTCGCGCTAACTGACAGCGCAGAGATTGCTGAATTGCTCGCTTACTTTTCTCTCATGAGAGAGGGTGCAAAGCCGAAGCGGGACGTCGAATCTTCCCTACGCGGCATCTTTGGAAATCCCAATGCCAGATCAGACGACGATTGAGCTCAAGGGCGCCAAGGATGTAGAAGCAGCCTTTCGTGACCTTCGCGAATATCTTCCCAAGACGCCTATTAGGCGAGCTGTGCGCGTGGCCGCGCAGATGCTTCAAGGCTATATCGTTCTCCTCGCTCCTAAGCTCACCGGAAAACTGGCGCGCAACATTGTTGTCCGGACGCGTCGTACCAAGGAGACCGTGCGTGCCCGTGTAACGGTGAATACAGAAGGCAAGGATAAGAATTCAGCGAATGCCTTTTATTGGAGATTCCTCGAAGAAGGTTTCCATACTCGATCAGGTGAGTTCAAGAAGTTGCCATTCGTGATTACCGCGTTCAATGCGCTTAAGACAAAGGCTGCCCAGCAAGTCATCAACGAGGTCGATGGCGCAATTCAACGCGCTGAGAAGAAAGCAAAGAGAAACCTCTAAATGGCGCTCTTCAATATCCTAGTCGACATCGCCGCGAAGACTGCTAACTTCGAAGCAGGAATTAAGCGGGTCTCGGATCAGCTGCTTTCATTTCAAAAGATAGGCGAGACCGTTGGTAAGTTCGCACTCGGCGGATTGAGTGCAGGAGCTCTCTACGAGTACACGAAGGGAGCAGTCGAGGCAGCAGCAGCAACCGGCGATACGGCCGAACGCATCGGGATTCTCGCCAGTCAATTCTCAAAGCTCCAGTACGCTGCGAAGCAGTCCAATGTAGACATTGCTTCGGTTGAGCCGTCGCTGCGCAAGCTTCAGACGCAATTATCCGAGGCGATCCATGGAAATAAGGAAGCTGCCAAGGGATTCGATGATATCGGCGTATCTGCGGCCTCACTCAAAGGATTGGGCATTGATCGACAGCTTGAGCTTATCGCCGACGGATTTAAGGATATTAGAGATCCAGCAGAACGTACGCGCATTGCGACTGATCTATTCGGGCGTTCCGGAGCTGATCTAATTCCGCTGCTTGCTCAAGGTGCCGAAGCGTTACGAAAATTTGGCGAGGAAGCCGACAAACTCGGTATCACGATAGATGATCGCTCCACGAAGGCAATCGACCGCGGCACGAAAGCGCTGGATAGATTCTTCTCCTCACTCAAGAGCGGCACAGCCAACAATATCGGGAACCTATTCGCCGATATATTCGGATCTGGCGATGAAGTTCTAGACCTTGAGTCTAAGCTGCATGGATTACAGCAGCAGCGCAAGGCGTTCGAGGCTGATGCGAAAGCACAAGGCGCAGGTAGTACCGCAGATGCTCGTATTAAGCAGATTGACGACGAATCTGCGGCCCTAGAAAAGCAGCTTCGCGCCCTTCGGGATGTCGAGGGAGCGCAGCAAGCTGTCCAGGATGTCGCAGAGCAGGGTGCCTCAATTCGCGCTGAGCTGGTCAAGTCCGCTGACGATCAATTCGGTGCGTTGACCGCACTCGCCAATGCGCCAGTTGAAAAATTCTTTGAAAATGCGCGTGTGGCCCAAGAGCGCTGGCTAGATGGGCTGCGAGAGGGATATCGGCTCGAGCAGAATCTGAAGAAGCAAGTCGAGGATACAGACAAGGCTGCGGCTGAACTTCCAGATGGTGTTGCTCAGGCCATGGAGCAAGTAAATGCCGCCACTGATGATTCTGTCGAGAATCTTCGCTTCGTATCACAGCAGACGGAGCAATTTTCACAAGGTCTTGGCATGGCATTCGAGAATTACTTCTTTGATCCAGTGCACGTTGGCTTGAAGGGACTCCTTCTTGATTTCATTCGTGTACTTGAGCAAATGGCCGCAGAGGCTGCTTCAAAGAGCATTATCAAAGCGATTTTCGGTGATGGCAGCGGAAGCGGTGTGGGCTCGTCCATCGGTTCATTTCTGGGCGCGCTATTCGGCGGTGGCAAGGCAGAAGGCGGACCATTGCAACAGGGTAAATGGTATGTCGCGGGCGAGCGC